ATCCACGGACGTTAGTTCCAGGTAATGCTCTTGTTGTTGTGGTTGGAGTAGAAGGTTTTTGAACTTTTACTAATGAACCAGGTTTGGCAGTGGGAGTTATAGCGCCACCAGGTGTTCCTTTGACCAATGCACCTCCACGTGTTCCACTTGGAAGAGCAGCACGAGTTTGAGATCCAGATAATGCTCTTGGTGTTGGAGAACCAGTCAAAGCTTTTGGAGTTGTTGAAGTTCTTGCAGTAGTCGTAGATGGTTTTGCAGAACTTCTAGGTGTTGATGGTTGTTTCCAAGGATCTGGTGCTATATTTGCACCTTTTGGTGCAGTTCTAACAGGTTTGGTAGAAGTTCTAACAACTGGCGTTGGTGAAGATGTTACTGTTGGAGTTGGTTTTGCAGCACTTACCGATGATGGGGTAGAACCAGTTGCAATAGAAGTTCCAAGAATATCGGATATTCCTGCTCTCAAAATATTCTTAGCAACTTGCCCAGGACCAACACCTGGTTTACCAATACCAGTTCTTTGCTGAACTGCTTTAACAAAATCCCCAAGACCAGCCTCATTCACAAGTTGAACCATTATTTGATTACACTCTTGCTCAGAGTATCCTTCATCTAAAAGAATTTGTAGAACTTGATCATAAGTATCTCTCTGTTCGGGAAGACCCATTTCCTGCCAATTTTTATTATTTGTCTTTGCCCATTCTTTTGCTGCTGCCTTTTCTTCTGGACTCATTTTAGTCCAAGCATTTTTAATTTGTCCCTTAGCAAGTGGATTATTACGATTATCCCAAGCTCTCTGATAATCTGCACTTCTATCAGGAACAGGTGATTTTATGACAGTTTTGTTTTGAATTGGAGGAGGGACTGGTCCACCCTTAAATGTTGGTCCAGGACCCATTGTTGTACCAAAATCTCCTGGTTTAACTGTCGTTGCAGGTTTAGGAGTAGGAGCAGGAGCAGTTGTACTAGTAGGTGTTGGTGCAGTTGGTTTTGGTGCGGAAGTGGGTTCTGGCGTACCGCTCATCATTCTCTGAACTCTTTCCTGACCAGCAATGCCTGCTTGCAACTTATCAGCACCAAGCATTCTTTTAGTTCTATCACTCATCAATGCTTGCGCTTCTTTTGAAGGACCTGCCATCGTTGCTTGTGCAGATGCCTTACGAAGTTTATCTAATTCTGCCTGATCGGTTAAAGCTTCATATATTGAATTATAAGCTTCTTGTAAATTTTTATATTCTTTACTATTCATCTCTAAAAGACACTTTTTTAGATATTTATTAAAAAAGAAGCGTCCCCTTGTTGGAGACGCTTCTTGAGTGCTTGGCGACGTGCCTTTGCTTGTCGGAGTGCTTGCGGTTTTAATTTCCGCTTCTGTTCCTTCTTAGAGTGATGATATCGGTTGGGGACTTGCATTAGTCTTGTGCTTGTGAGGACATCATACGGGAGAAACCCTTGACCTTTTCGAACCTTATGACACTTTCGAATTTGTCATGCAGTTCAGACTTATGAGAAATCACAAAGATATTAGCATCCTTAATGACATAACGAATAATTTTTAGAAACTCATCAGTTCCAAATCCATCAAGTGAAGAATCAAACACTTCATCCATAATCAGCAGATTAGTATTGACTGAGTTTTTGACTCTGGCAACTTCCCTCCAAGTGAAGAGTAGGGCAAGGTCGATTCTCATTTTTTCACCCTCACTGAATGAACTATAAGAAAAGTCTTCGTGAATGGGTGACTTTACCGTTTCGTTGAACTCTTCATCAAGATGGAAGTTAATATAAAAATCCATCATTTGAAGATAACGATTCACCTGCTGATTTATGAAAGGAAGATACTTCTTAATTATCTTCGTTTTTACACCATCATCCTTGAGTAAGGAGTAGGCAAAATCGTAATAAACGATTTCTTCTTTTTTCTTTGAAAGGTCTTCGAATGTTTTTTGGAGATTGTCTTGAAATTCTTCTAACTTCTCATGCTCAGTATTTCTGTTTGCAAGGTTTTGGGTAATAGTTTGAATTTCAGATTCAAGGTCTCGGATTTGTCTCTGGTTGAGGGAAATCCGAGTATTGTTTTGAGAAATCTCATGGTTGAGTTTCGTAATCTCCTTAGATAGAACTGTGAATTGACGCTCTCTCTCCTGTTCTAACTTTATAGTCTCCTCAAGTTCTTGAAAACCTTTCTGGAGTTCCTTTGCTTTATTTTGAGCGTCTGCAATTCTATTTAACCTAAACTCTTCTTCTATGGTTTGAGTGCAGGTAGGGCAGACCGTATTTTCTGTAAAGAACTTATGTTCCTTTGTAATAGAAGATACTTTCTGAGATAGTTTGCCTTTAAGATTGTTAAGCTTTACTAATTTATCTCCCGCACCAAGAACCTCTTCTTGTTCTTTTGTAAATTTATGAATATTTTCTTCAATACTGGCATTTTCAGACATATAAATGCCAACTTCGGAATCTAAATTGGTAATCTTTTCCTTGTTGGTATTGATATTGGCATTTCCACGACTTTCAAGTTCCTCAATGAAACTTTCTTGCATCTTGATCTTATCTTTGATGTTTTCCTTTTTAAGATCAAGAGACTTTACTTGCTCCCTCCTTTCCCGAATTTTATCTTTCACAATATTATTCATTGCAGAAAAGATACGAATATCCAAAAGATCTTCAATAACTTCCCTACGATTTGCAGTAGTCAGTTGCATAAAAGGAACAAAATTACTACTACCCAAAATAACAATCTGAGTAAAAGACTTGTAATTAAGTTTGAGAATATTTTCTTCTAAAATACGCTGCATTGCACGATCATCCGCTTCCCTATGAAGAGGAGATCCATTTACTACAATATCAAAAACATTTGGTTTAATTCCACGTCGAACCAAATATTCACGATTATTGATCACAAATTCAATTTCAACAAGACAGTCTTTTTCATTGACTGTATTGACTAATTGAGGTTTGTTAATCTTACGAAACGGTTTATTAAAGAGAACAAATGTAAGTGCATCTAGAATTGTAGATTTACCAGCACCGTTTGTTCCAATAATAAGATTAGTATGATGTTCTTGGAAATTAACTTCTGTAAAAGTATTCCCAGTGCTGAGAAAATTTTTCCATTTAATCTTTTGAAAGGTTATCATTCAATTTCGGAGGAATAACAATATCGTTTGGAGTAACGACGGCATACTTGTAATTATACCGTTTACAGGTCAATATGGCAAGTGCATCATCCACTTCTACCACATCCATTTCAGTATCTTCTTGATCTTCAAGCATCATCGCATATCGAATTGCATCATCCTCCTCTTCAAAGAGAAAAAGAACTTTCTCACCATATCTGTTTTGTACAGCATATGCTCCGTCTTCTTTTTGATCTTTGAGAGTCAGAAGAAACATTACTCAACCTCGCAAGCTTCTGAGTATATTTTTTGAAGTATTCCTTTGATTATAGATTTATCACCTTCAAATTCCGCTTCATCAATATATCTATTCAAAATAGAAATTGTATTTTCAGTTTCTTCAATCTCAAAATCTTCACTTTCTTGAATTTCAAAGTTTTCTACAATTTTGAGTTCTTGTATCCCAGAAGAATGTAACTTATCTATAAACTTCTCAAAATTCTTAGGTTCGGTTTTCTTCTTTACAATAACCTTTACAATTTTACCTTGATATTCACGAGTATCAAACAATCGATAGTTTGTATCCTCATAATAAACATTGTAAAAGAGTTTATAAGGATTGTTGATGGGAACAAACTCTAATGTATCAGTATCAAAAGTATGAAATCCACGAGTATCATTTACATCATTCCAGAACATCTCATAAGGATTTCCTAAGTAGAAGATTTTTCCATTATTCGATCGAGTGTGATAGTGTCCCGAGAAGACAAGTTCGAACTTGTCAAATAGTTGGATCTCCATACCGTCTTCCATGACGTGTCCACGATGCGCTCTAAATCCGTTGAGTTCAAGGTGCCCCATCGCACACTTGCAAGATGTATCTTGAATAAGTTTGAAAGTAGTTTCCTCATTTTCTTGATTAATCCACGGTATAAACAAAACTTTAAGTTTATCCAGTTTAACTTCGGTTGCTTCCGAATAAACTTTTACATTTTCATATTGCTTTAACAATAAATCTACACTATTGACCGAGTTAGTATTTTTATAGTAAGCAGTATGATTTCCAACAATCGTATGAACAGTTACTCCCATTTGTTGGAGACGATCATAATAATTTTCTTTTGCCCATTCTAATGCCCACAGATCGATTGACCTACGATTATCGAAAGTATCTCCCATATCAATGACAGTTTTAATGCCATTTTCCTCCAAGTAAGGAAAGAACACTTCATCATAAAACTTTTTAAAGTAATCGTGAAGAAACTTGGAGGACTTACGAGCTCCGAAATGCTGATCTGTAATAATGGCAACCTTCATCGGTTAGTCTTGTAGGCGACGTTATCTTTGATCGTATTATAGTCGGAACTACTGCCAGAAAGCAAGCTATCGTCAACCATCATAACCTCATCAAAACCAGTTCGTTCAATGATCTTGGTTTTGATTTCTAGTTGCTTCTTCTCTTTCTGAATACGACGAAGAAAAGCGTAGTGAATGATTTGTGTAAAATATGCAAAAGGATTTTGAGACTTCTCTGGATTGAAATTATGAATATACTGCACACAATTTTCAATACCATCAGAGATCATATCGTCTCTGAACATATAGTTCACAAAGTTTGGTTTGTATGAAAGGTGCGTAGCGATTTTCAGAAAGCATTCCCCAAGATAGTTGGATATGGGTGGTTTGCCTTCCCAGTGCTTTGCCCTCTCTTCTTTGGGTTGCTTTGTTAAATCTTTATCATACATCTTTAAGTATGATTTTTCAACTTTAGTTCTATAAACAATTAATGCTTCAAGTAACTCTCTGTTGTTTACATAATGTTCGGATTTCTTCTTGGACATAACATCGGTCTTTGTAGATAAATTTTTGTTATGTATATTATAGCATACTTTTGGGGCTTGACAATACTCAAAAATATGAGTAGAATCCCTTTGTTCCCGTTGAAGATGAGACTCTAGCTTTCTTTATTATCTTTAAGACCTTTACGAAAAATATTCTCTAAGTTCTTTCTAGCATCTTCAACAGAAGAGATATAACCCATTTTATCTGATATCTTTACCTTACCATCTAGTTCGATATCAACATCTTCATCATTAAGATATCTCTCATAGAAGGTTATCATTTGACCTTCTTTTACTTCAGTCATAGTAACAATCTTATCGTATTTTACAATAAAGAAATCATCAGAAGGTATTTCCATCCATGGTTTTACCTTTACATATTGACCGATATGATTTGTAACGACTTTCATAATGACAGGATTTTGAAGAATAATGATAGGATCTCCATCATTTTCATCAATGCAAACTAATGCAAAGATCTCTTCACCTGTAACTAGTTTGATTGCTGCGTGAAACTCTTCTCCCATTAGTTTTTAAGCGGTATGTTTACAATATCATAATTAAAGTTTTCTTCGTTATAGACTTTGATTCTTTCTATTAGATGGTTGAGTGTATAATTTTTTCTTGACTTATAACTGATATCATCGGCAATGTCATATAGAGTTGCCTTTGTTTTGTTGTCGCTTTTTCTTAGAACTCTTCCGATTGATTGGAGATTTCTGAT